GTAACATTTACACAACTTACTTCAACTGCAGCTGACCAATGTGATTCATTTTCAGCACATACAGGTGGAGCTAATGACTACATTACTATGAATGGATCAACAACAGGAGGAGTTGCAGGTTCTTATTTAACTTGTATAGCTATACTAGGAACTTCAGCAGCTAAAACGTGGGCAGTTCATGGTAGCTTAATAGGTACAGGAAACACAGCTACACCATTTGCTAACTCATAATAGTTGACGGTTAACTATTAGCAATTAAACAATATCAAAACTCCCGGACTAGTTCCGGGAGTAAGATATTAAAAAGTGAGAAAAATTATATGGCTAGATTAAAAGATTTATTGAATGAGCAAACTCTTAATAAAATCAATGAAAATGTATTAGGTGAATTACCTAGTGCAAAGCTTAAAAAAATGAAATGGAATCCAATTACTGAATCAGAACCAGTAAAAGAGGATACTCCTTCTATAAATGAGCAGAAGTATACTATAGTATTACCTAATGGTCAAATAGGAGCAGCTGGTATTCCTAGAGTTCAGGCATCTCAGGCTTTAAGAAAAGGTGGTAGATTCCGTGGAGCATATATGTTACCAGATGGTAAAAAAGCTGCAAAATTTCAAAAAGCAATATTACACAAAAAAATGAAAGGTTCTAAACTTGATGATTTATATTGGGATCTTAAAGAAATTAAATCCTTATCGGAAGCTAAGGAATTTTTTAATGAAAGGGGACAACTATGATGAAATTTAATATAGATACTTGGGTTAAAAAACAAGAAAAAATAAATGAGAAGGTCGATCATATAGATGATAAAGAAGCGGCAACTAAATTTGATGATCTTAAAGATAAAGATATTGACAATGATGGTGATACAGATGATAGTGATGAGTATCTTCATAAAAAATTAGGAACTGTAGCAAAGAAAACCGAAGCTGTTGTTAATGAAGGATTCGCTACCTGGAGAATGCAATTTGCACCAATGAAATTAAGCGGTGTAGATTTGGATCCAAAAAAAGTTTATACGGTAAAGGCAAGATCTACCGTTGAAGCTATTAAGAAGGCAGCAAAAATGGCTGGAGTAGGTAATTCATGGATGGCTACACAAACACATAAATTAGTTAAAGTGGGATAATATGAAAAATACTGAGAAAAAATTTAGATTAGCAGTTCGAAAGGAAATCAAAAGAATATTTGAAGCGGATACTAAGGATCCATTTGTTCCTAAATACGGAACGGGTGAGGTAGTTCATGATTGTCCAAAACATGTACAAGAAGTTAAATCAGGAAAAAAAGGCAAGGTAGTAAATCATTCATTAAATGAATCAGGAGAGGTTAATTTTGTTGATGTTGATTTTGGTACTGGCAAAATCTTTGAAAATATACCTACTAAAAAATTAAAAGTATTAGAAAGTCATGTACATGAGCATGTAGTTAAAGAAGAACCTATATCAGAAGCTATAAAACCAATTGATACAAGATTTGTTAGAGAATGGGAAAAGATGGTTAACTTCTTACAGGCTAAGATGGAAGAATATAAGAAAAACCCAGACATTAAAAAAAATAATATGTTATTCGGAATGGCAAATGGAGCTTATAATTACATGAATAGTGTAAAAGGTATTCCTGCTCAATGGGTAAAAATACAAAAAATGATTGGTGAAGGTAAATTAAATGAAGCTGAATTAACCGAAGCACCAATGGATAAACGATTTGAAAATGAGTGGGTAAAGAACAGCAAGATTTTATTAACACATCTTATGCATGAACTTCGAAAAGGCCCAAAAGGTCAAACAAGAGCTCAACTTCAGTTGTATGCTAAACAAATAGCCGTTGCATTAGAGGTTCCTGAAAAAATGGGCAAAATAGTTGGAATGCAGGAAGCATTAGAATCAATAAACGAAAGTGTTGGTGGAGTAGTTACAACTAAACCATTCGGTTCTCTAAATGAAGGAAACTCTTACTACGATCTAAAACAACAGTATTATGAAATATCAGACAATATGGGTCATGGTGGATTATTAAGTACATTACAGGATATAAAGAAAAAAGCCGATACTGATGAAATGGATAAAATTGGTGGGATTGATGCTGAAATGAAAATATGGACTGCAATACACAAATTATTTAATAAATCCAAATTAGGAAAAATATTATAATAATAAAGGAGGAGGTTATGAAAAAATTACTTACCATTATACTACTCTGTATATCCACTATAGGATTTTCACAGACTAAGGATTATAAGGTAGCATATGAATTATCAAAAAAACTTAATACGGAATATAAATTAAAAATTACATCATTAGATTCTGTAATATCCAAACAAGATTTATTTATTTTAGATCTTAATAAAATTATAGATGTTAATAAACAGATATCGGTAAATGATTCATTACAAATTAGCTTGCTTATTCAGCAGAAGAAATTTTTGAATGAAAATATTAATTTATATAAAAAAGAATTATCGCGAAAGGATAAATTTTGGAATTCTCCAGCTGGCGGAGTCGTTCTAGGCATTGTCGGAACCATAGCAATAATACACATTGTAGATTATAGTTTACCTCAATAAATTTGTTTCTTAAATAAATTTTTTGTATATTTATTATAAGAAGGTGGACTATTATGGCAAAGAAAAGCTTAAAAGATATAATAAAATTAGAATTCACGAAATGTGCTCAAGATCCTGTACATTTCATGAAAAAGTATTGTTATATACAACATCCACAAAAAGGTAAAATTAAATTTAATCTATACCCATTCCAAGAATCATCATTAAGAGAATTTAGAGATAATGATTATAATGTTATCCTTAAATCAAGACAGCTAGGCATATCCACATTAACTGCAGGATATTCGCTGTGGACAATGTTATTTCAAAATGATAAAAATATTTTGGTAATTGCAACAAAACAAGAGGTAGCAAAAAATTTAGTAACTAAGGTTAGAGTAATGCATGATAATTTACCAACCTGGTTAAAAGGTAATTGTGTAGAAGATAATAAACTATCTTTAAGGTTCAAAAATGGATCTCAAATAAAAGCAGTATCATCTGCAGGAGATGCTGGTAGATCTGAAGCACTATCTTTACTTGTAATGGATGAAGCCGCATTTATTGATAATATAGATGAAATATGGGCTTCTTCTCAACAAACATTAGCAACAGGAGGTGGAGCAATAGTTCTATCGACACCTAATGGAACAGGTAATTTCTTTCACAAAACATGGGTAGGCGCTGAAGCAGGATCTAATGGATTTAATCCGATTAAATTACATTGGACTTTACACCCAGACAGAGAACAGGATTGGCGAGATAAACAAGATGAACTTCTAGGTTCTAAAATGGCAGCACAGGAATGTGATTGTGACTTTATAACATCTGGTCATACAGTAGTTGATGGAACAACAATACAATGGTATGAACAAAACCAAGTATGTGATCCTATATCCAAAGAAGGATTTGATGGAAATTATTGGAAATGGCAATCCGTTGATTATAGTAAAGATTATGTAGTTGTTGCTGATGTTGCAAGAGGTGATTCTACGGATTTCTCTACATTTCATGTTATTGAAATTGAAACCATTACTCAAGTAGCCGAATATAAAGGACAATTGCCGACTAAGGATTTCGGTAATATGTTGGTTAATGTAGCAACGGAATGGAATGATGCAATGCTTGTAGTAGAAAACGCAAATATAGGTTGGGCAGCTATACAACCAGCAATAGATAGAAATTATAAAAATTTATTTTACTCAACAGCAGATCTTTCTATAGTAGATACAAAGTCTAGATTAAAAAAACGTTATGATCTAAGACCAGATGATAAAATGGTTCCTGGATTTACGACGACTTCAAAAACCAGACCACTAATTATATCTAAACTAGAGACATACTTTAGAGAAAGAGCTTGTAACATTAAATCCAAAAGATTGGTTGATGAATTAATGGTATTTATATGGAAAGGAAATAAACCACAAGCTCAGGTTGGATATAATGATGATTTAGTAATGGCATTTGCTATTTCAATGTGGGTAAGGGATACTGCTCTTATGCTTAGACAAAAAGGTATTGAATTAACTAAGTCAGCATTGAGTAATATTAGAAAAAATAATAGCCATGGAGTGTATACTAGTAATAATGCACCTGAAAATAATCCATGGAAACAAAAAATAGGTAATCAAGAAAACGATATAACTTGGTTACTATAATAGTTATATAAAGAGGAATAAAACAATGGCGGATAAATCAATATTTGGTAGATTAAAAAAATTATTTTCTAGTAACGTAGTTGTTAGGAATGTAGGTGGTAAAAGACTGAAGGTTTCTGATACTTCAAGACTACAATCATCGGGTAATCTAAAAAGTCAAGGTGGTATAGATAGATTTTCAAGATTAAGAAGAAACAATCAATCACACGGTGGAGGATATGGTTCACAGGTACAGCAGAATTTCCAATATGCAAAGAGTGATCTATATAATGACTATGAGGCAATGGATACCGATTCAATATTATCATCAGCTTTGGATATATATGCTGATGAAACAACCATGAAAAATGAATTTGGTGATGTATTATTAATTAGAAGCCATAAAGAGGATATACAAAAGATAGTTCATAATTTATTTTATGATGTTCTTAATATAGAATTTAATCTTTGGCCATGGGTTCGTAATTTATGCAAGTATGGAGACTTCTTTCTAAAATTAGATATAGCCGAAAAGTATGGAATAGTAAATGTGGTTCCACTATCTCCTTACGAAATATGGAGAGAGGAAGGATATGATCCTGAAAATCCTTATTCATCAAGATTTACGCAAGATGGTGTAGGTGGTAAGGAACAATATGAAAGTTTTGAGATAGCTCACTTTAGATTATTATCTGATACAAATTTTTTACCATATGGTAGAGCAATGATTGAGCCAGCTAGGAAGACCTGGAAACAATTGATAATGATGGAAGACGCAATGATGATTCATCGTATCATGAGAGCTCCAGAAAAACGAATGTTTAATATAGATGTAGGTAATATACCACCAGATGAGGTAGATGGGTATATGCAAGCTATTATTGATAAGATGAAAAAGGTTCCATTTGTAGATACTAATACAGGAGACTATAATCTTAAATTTAATATACAAAATATGATGGAGGATTTTTATCTTCCGACAAGAGGTGGTGAAAGTGGCACGAGAATAGAATCATTAGCAGGATTAGAATTTAATGCAATAGATGATATTGAATATCTTAAAAATAAAATGATGTCAGCACTTAGGGTACCAAAAGCATTTTTAGGATATGAGGAAGGTATTGAAGGTAAAGCAACTTTAGCGGCTGAGGATATTAGATTCGCACGAACAATCGAAAGAATTCAAAGAATAGTAGTATCGGAATTAACTAAAATAGCAATAGTTCACCTATATACTCAAGGATATACAGATGATGATTTAATTAATTTTGAATTAGCTCTTACAACTCCATCAACCGTATATGAACAGGAGAAGGTTTCACTGTGGCAAGAAAAAATT